TGAAAATAGAATCATGCCTTATAGGTATGGCGGATTACATTTTGGCTTTCAAGAAAGAAATGATGAACATACAGTAACTTTAATTAAAAATTATAAAATCACATATAACTCCAATAAAGCTGGAAATCAATTGTATTTCTTTTCTAATATGGTGTCAAAATTAGACAATAGAATCAGACAGTTGATTGCCTCGGGAGAATTGCAAATAAAACGGAGTTGAATCAAAAATCTCTTGACTTTCTACAAAACTACGGTACTATAAATCTATGACAATCTACACTGTAAAAGTTGACGACCACGGCACCAAGCATTGGTATCAGAACAACAAGCTACATCGCATTGATGGACCTGCCTATGAAGATGCTAGTGGCACCAAGTGTTGGTATCACGACAACAAGCGACATCGTGTTGATGGACCTGCCATTGAAGGTTACGATGGAAGCAAGCATTGGTATCACGACGGCAAGCTGCATCGTGTTGATGGACCTGCCTATGAAGATGCTAGTGGCAGCAAAGAATGGTATCTTGACGGCAAGCGACATCGTGTTGATGGACCTGCGCATGAATATGCTGATGGCAGCAAGCATTGGTATCTTGATGGTAAAGAATTGACCGAATCACAATGGCTTGAAGCGGTCAAACCCAAAGTTGCCAGTTGTGTCGGAAAGATGGTTGAAGTGGATGGAGTGAAATACAAGCTAGTTGCTGCTTGACTACTTGTAAACCCGTGGTACTATAAATCTATGATAATCTACACTGTAAAAGTTTACGACAACGGCGACAAGCATTGGTATGTTGACAACAAGCTGCATCGTGTTGATGGACCTGCCATTGAATGGGCTGATGGCCAAAAGCATTGGTATGTTGACAACAAGCTGCATCGTGTTGATGGACCTGCCATTGAATATGCTGATGGCACCAAGATTTGGTATCACGACAACAAGCGACATCGTGTTGATGGACCTGCTGTTGAAGGTTCCGATGGAAGCAAGCATTGGTATCACGACGGCAAAGAATTGACACACTCACAGTGGAAGCAGGCAGTCAAGCCTAAACCTAGTTGTGTTGGCAAGATTGTGGAAGTTGACGGCGTGAAATACAAGCTAGTCGCTGCTTGACTTTCTACAAAACATTGGTAAGATCCGGTTATGCCTCAACGCATTGAAAAATGGGAAGCTGGTCAGTTTACTGTCGTCAAATTCAATCCTTATTTTTTCAAAGTTACCAATTGGATTTTGAAACTTCTACCCACGTCAATTCGTCATTATAGACGCAATTGGAACTACGTTAGATTTTTTGGAATGTAATTTTACTTGACTTGTTGTAAATCTGTGGTAAAGTAATTGTGTCAACAACACCTACCCTAAAGGGATAGGTGCTTGAACGGCCCCGAAGAGCGGGGACTTATATTCATTTGGCGAATTGACTGTCGCCTGCCCATAAGTCAGATTTGTTGTCTGTGATATGGGATGTTTGGATAATTTAGCAATGTTAATTGCTGCGTTTATATCCGCATCGTATATCATTCCATTAACTTTAGAGTAAAATCTACAACCTCTTATCTCACCTTCAACTTTACCTGTTATGGAATCGGTTTTAGATGTATTGTAAGGGCAAACAAGCAGAACAGTCTTACCTTGGTTCTGTGCCTTATAGGTTATTACTCTACGGAGTTCATATAACGGAACTTGTGATATACTTCTTTTGTTTTGATATTTGTTTTTCTTTACTTTTATTGACTTGAGATTTTCTAAACAAATTATATCTGCTTCTGTTTTTAGAATTTCATTAGAAATTAAATGGGTTTGATTTTTGTTTTGATTGTGTTCTTTTCTTCTCAAAGAATATCTCAATTTTTTACGAGAAGATTTTGTTCCATTGGATTTGAGGATGTCTTTTTGATGTCTCAACCTTCGTTTTCGTTCATTGAAACTTTTATCAATAATCAATTTTCCTTCGCTGGTAGCAGCAGATCTACGAATTCCCAAATCAACTCCGATTGCTAATCTCGGTTTTTGTTGAGGTTGTTTGTTTTCAAATGAAAATGAGATATAGACTTCTTTGTTGTCAACGTATATTAGTGGATCGCAATATTGGTATTTATCCAACAATTCTTTTAATTTTGGATATACTACAAATTTGAAAGATTGCCGTTTACCAGTAGTAGTGAGGCGAATTGCATATTTATCGGTTTTATCTTTGGAGTAGAGTCTTTTATCCAAACGCATAGAGAGATTTTTCTTCTCAATTGGTTTCTTTATTTTATGTTTATTTGATTTTATACTTCTATACGAAGACAAACAATCATGTTCTCCTCTGATTATTACTTGGGACGGAATTTCGGGATTTAATTTTCTAACGGCAGTGTAAACTTTTGAATGTAGGACTACGAGCGAATTTTTCTTTTCAGTAAATTGTTCTTTAGATGCAAAATTAAATACGAATTGTTGATACTCTAGGAGTTTTGTCAACTCCGTAGTATCACCCAACAATTTTGTATTGAATGTAATCACGTTAATATATATCGTAGGATTTCACAAAAATCAAAAAAAAGTTAAAAAAGGTGAAAATATTTTTGTGGTTGACAAATTGAGGTGGTTGTGTTAAGATAATTAAATGGTCGGAATTCCTCCTCTTGGCTAAAGCCGAAGAGGTTTCCTTCCTCCAAAAATATGAAGATTGACATTGAAAAAGATATTGATCGTGAATCATTTATGGTTCATGAGCATATTATTAATGGTGAGGTTGTCACGTTGGTACAGCCAAAATCCATAGGCGCAAAATGGACTAAAGATAATTTACACTTTCGTTCAAGTGTGTGGAATTATGATGGTGAATTGATCAGTGCATCATTTCCAAAATTCTTTAACTGGGGTGAACAACCAGATTTGTCTCCGGTTCCTACTTCATTGAAGAAATGCACCATTGTCAATAAGTTGGACGGCTCAACATTAATCGTAAGTAAGTATAAGGGTCAATATATTCTACGTACCCGTGGAACTGTTGATGCTTCTACTATGGCTAATGGTGATGAACTAGAAATCTTTAAGAACACAATTCTAAAGAAACTTGAAAATTTACCAGTTGATTTGAACAATAGTTGGGAATATTCAATTTTATTTGAATGGATGTCACCCCGCAATGTCATTGTGCTGCGGTATTCAAATGAACCGGAATGGCAGTTAGTTGGTACAATAAATCATAGTGATTATAGTCTGTTTACTCAACTGGAATTGGATCAAGACGCCGAGCACTTTGATTTGAAACGTCCTGAAAAGTTCACTTTCACTGATATAACAGATATGTTACAAAATGTAGATAAGTGGCAGGATAAAGAAGGTGTCTGTTTGTATAGTAAAAATGGTCAGACTATTCACAAAATTAAAGCAGCTAAATATCTCCTGTTACATCATCTAAAGTCGGAACTAAGTTCAACAGAAAAAGTAATGGACGTGTGGCTAGAACAAGGTATGCCTGACTACACCACTTTTTATAACTATATTGTTACCACCTTTGATTTTGAATTGGCAGAGCAGTGCAAAGGTATGATCAGCCGTATTGTTGATGCCAAGAAGGAAGTCAACAAGATTGTGGATGGTATGAATAATTTTGTGAATAACAGACTTTGTTCATTGCCGTCACGAAAAGAACAAGCACGATTGGTTATATCATCATACGGTGAAACAAACAGAGCAGCTTTTGTGTTCAAAATTTTGGATGGTAAGTCATTGGGCAAGGAAGAATATAAAAAGTTGTTATTCCAAGTTCTAAAGAATTAAACAAAAAACCCCACTAAATTAATAGTGGGGTTTTTATTGATTTAGATTAAACAGACTTACTTAGACTTATCAGTGCCTGTTTCACTGTCATCACCAGAAGAAAATTGCCAGTTTGATCTTGGATTGAATTTCTTCATCCATGCTTTAACAATCGCAGATTTAGTAATTTCTCTTATGAAGAAGTTGATTGGTACTCCATCTTCACCTTTGGTTGCTTGTTGAACATAATCATCAAACGCAGTCATTAAAGAATTGGTATCAATGACTTGATTATTATTATTTTCAATAACACCCAAGTTAGAAACAACATTGGTTATATAACTATTGTTTAATTCAATGTATTGACTACCAACTTTAGCGTCAGATGCGGAAGATCCAATTGTCTTAACAGTTGAATCAGTTGCGCCTTGAATAGCAGACAATTGACTCATCACTTCTGTTGCATCTGGTTTTAATGTATTAACCGTTGTTTTTATAAGATTGCTTTTAATACTAGGAATAAGTCCCATTGTAATCAAAGAACAATGTGATGTCACATTTGTTGTGCTAAACATTTTTTTGACATTATCACTGACATCTTTGGTAATACCAAACTTACCTTCATAATCAGCAAACCATCCACCGTATTCAAATGACGCATTTGCAGCTTTAGTTGATGCATTTGAATTTTGGGAAGAATCAGTGTTTTCATGTTGTTCAAAGTGAACTAGACCAACAAAAGAACTTCCTATAGTTTTGCCTGACAATATATGTAGTTTATTCTTATTGTCCACATTTATTAATGCAGCCATTGCAGTGGGATCACTGGGAATAATATCAGATGGATATGTTTGATTCCACGCATCAATTGCTTTTTCCGGGTCCATAATAAAAGGAGCTAATTCAGTTGCCATCTTATGTGTACAAGCTGCTGTAATAACTAAAGTTCCTATAATATTATGTGCTGATGTGGTTGCTAATGTTGTATTAGCAACATTGGTTGCTGCACTCGCAGCTGCTTTGAATCCGAAAACACAGCTTACCGCAGATGAAACACTCGCAGCGACATTATCAGCATGAGCGTTGCTTCCATCATCTTCATCTTCATTACGAATGTATTGAACATCCATATTCATTGTATTTGAACTTAATTCAATCTTCTTAATTTCTGTTTTGTTCCAGTCAACTGGACTTTC